CAAAACCAGAACCATGCACAGATGTTCCGTTAATTGCACTTTCTAAATCTGATGTTAGAGTTTTAACAGGAAGTGTTGATAGATCTAATGGAGTTACAGATGGGTACTCATCTTTTTGGTCTTTAGGGGTATAGTCTGTTGCAGGATCTACAGGGTTTGGATCTAACTTGTAAAGTCCTTCAGGAGTATCTATATCTGCGTTCTTTGGCAAGAATGGTCGGTAGTCTCCATCTTCCTTAAAGGATGCTAACTCTTCTTCTGAAAGACCTTCAAGCAAAGGAGGAACATATGTATCTTCAGATACATCCTCAACGTCTTCTAATGCATCTGTAGATTCTGGAGTAGTAGCTTTTGGCTCAGGCTTTACAATCTCATCTTCAATAATTTTGTCTGAGGGAGTAGGTTCTGTTTCTGAAATAATTTCGTCGTCTTCAGTTGTCTCTACACCTTCAAGGACGGGATCCTTATCTCCTCTTGACTCCAGAAGGGCCTTCTCGTTGTTATTGTTTCCAGCAATTTTGTCGTAAGCCTGTGCAAGAGATAGTTCAGCATCTCCACCCTTTTCACGGATTGCCGCAGCAATTGCTTCTGCTGGAACATCTCGTTCACGACCATCTGTAAAACTTATTGGTGCGTATCCAGTTGCTTTTTCAGTGTCGCTAATAGGCTCTACCGCTGTAAGAAGTGCATCTTCTAGCTCTTCTGGCATCTGATCATTTGCAATTGTTACAGGGTCATCAAACTCAAATTCTGGAGTGTATTCTTCGTTTGGATTAAACTCGTAAGCTCTTTCTGGAACTTCATATGGGAATGAAGAAGCTTCTTTCTTTTTCTTGTCAGCCGTCTTTTTTGTTGGCTTAAAAATATCATCTGCTTGATCTAGAAGTGGGACGTTATCGTCTGCTGTCTGAGGCTCAGGGCGTGTGTACTCACGACCCTCATCTTCATCAAGGAAAGGTTCGTCACGAAGGATCTCATTATTTACATCTTTCCAAGACTGAGCAAACGCAAGAGGTGTATCTTTGCCACGTCGATAAACAGCTAAGACTGGCTCATCGGGATTCCAAAACTGTCTACCTGAATCTGGATCAGTTTCGCCTTTTTTAAGAAGTTTTGGTTCTGCTTTGTCTAACTGTGCAGCTCTCTTCTGACCTTCATCTATCTTCTTCTGTGCATCTTTAGGGTTGTTATATTTAACAATGTCATATTTATCATCTGTATACCGAACAGCACCATTTTGCATATCCTCATCTTTGCGATAGATACTTGGTGCATCAGAAACAACAATGCTGTTTTCTGGAAGTACTTGTGCTCCTTGAGGTACTTCTGCCTCGGTTGGAGAGTAGCCATCGTCAGAGTCCTTGCTCTTAATGAATGCTTCAAGACCTTCACCGAGCTTTGTAGGAACTGTTGCAACTTTACCCTTACCCATTTCAATATCAACAAGGTTTGGATCAAACATGTTCTGGTTTAGCAGTTCTCCAGAAAGACTTCTTGTAGAGCCATCGTTTCTAGCGACATAGACACGGAAACCATCTGTAGCTCTCTTAGCTGCAGACCTTCCCATATTAATCCAGCGCTCAAAGCGGTCAGAAAGCTGAACAGCTTCACGAGCACGACGAGCTGCAGCTGAGTTCTTACCAGCAAAAGGATTTGCTGCAGCTAGAAGAACTTCAACAGGAACTTGTCCCTGAGGCATATTCTCTAAGCGAATCATTGAATACTTATGCTCTGGAGAGTCGATAGGAGAGAACATTGCAGAAGCAAGAAGGCTCTTTACCGTCTCATCCTTAATTCGTGGGTCATCAAGAATCCAACGCATCTGAGCCTCTGCAATTGCAGAAGCACTCATTGAGTTCATACGAGTAGATCTTGGATGTGATGTTGGAAGCAAGTCTGTGTTGAATGCTTCTAAACCAATAACCTTGTTGTATTTAGCTAGAGAGATGTAGTTAGAAAGCTCTGTAAGTGCTTGGTGCTTACGAATGGAGAAAGGTAGTCCTCTGGTCTTTTGTAGAGAGCGAGCAAGAACCTTGTATGCAGATCGACGATTTACTCTACGGCTTGTTGTAGAAAATTCGTTGGCTTTTTCAAGTAAAACATTTGCTTCTTGACGAATAAAACGTGCCTGTTCACGGCTGCTATATGCTCTGTAAGAGCTTACAACAATTTTATTCTCCATTTTCTTCTCCCTTTACTGGAAGAAGGTCTCCATCTAAGCTTTCGTAACCAAGAGATGCAAGTAGTGATGCTCTTTTAAAAGGATTATCTCCATTACGGACACCACGAAGCCAAGAAGCACGGATTGCATGCTCTGCTTCGTAGCCATAACCTGAATACTCTGCCATAGCAAGGATTGCTTCTTCTGGAGATGAATAATCTTCTTCATTTAGAAGATCAATATTTAATTCTTGCTCATATCGCCACTCATTAGCAAGCTTTGCTAGCTCTTGTGGTGACTGAATATCGTTTCCTAGTTTTTCGCCTTCAAGAATTCCGACATCAACGACGCCATCTGGGATAACCGCGAAACGACACTTACCCTCGTCTTCGACTTCAAGTTCGATGATTCGGCATTGGCCATTACCCATGTATAGAACACAGTTAGAGCATTTGACTCCGATACCTCTGACATCGTTTTCTGCTGGAGGTGTGTATCCTGCCCAGATTCCTGTGGCATCTTCGTTGAATCTTCCATATTTATCTGCAATCTCGACTAGCGCTTCTGCTAGATCGCTTTCTTCAGGAACCAAACCTGCTGAAGCTGCAATGGAGTTTGATTTCTTAGTTGAACGTGGGTGACCAGAAGGCAGTAAATCATTATCTGTTGTGTATGCAGAGTTTGATGGCTTTCCAGACTTCAACAATCTTAAAAATGCATTTACACGACCCATAGCCCATTGATTGCGTGTCATTCCTGGACGATGTGAGACGCTGTAAGCACCTGCACCTCTGCGATAAACAGCTTTTAACATCCCAAGAGTTGCACGACGACCTTTACCAGCTTTTTCGTTGTGCTGTTCAACTTTATTCTTCAAAGACTTTTCTACTGCTGCAGAAAACTTAACTTTACGAGTTCCTGATGCAGATCCCTTTTTGTTTTTGCTAGAACCTTTAATCTGATCTTTCTTAGGAGCAGGAGTTTGAGAAATTGTTCGCTTTTTCTTTGCTGCAAACTCTGAATCATCTGAAGCATCAACAGGAACACAGTTAGGAACCATTTTTCCGTCTTCGCCTTTCTTCATACCAACTTGCTTGTAGCCATCCCAGCAAGGATCTCCAGCAGAAACAAGTGAAGTAACAACTTTGTCAATTGCTTGATCAGACATTACTGCTCTTGCCCTTCTGTTGGGGCTTCTGTAGCAATACCTGCCGCTTCTGCACCTTCGCTTGCGGCATCGAGTGCTTGCTGAAGCTCTGGTGGGATAGGGGCAACTGAAGATTGCTGTTGCTGTGAGCGAACTGTGTTAATAACCTCTGGCGCAATTGCTGAAAGCATTGCTTCAGTAAATTCTGGAGTAAATACACCACGCTCTTGTAGAAGTCTGATTGAAAGTTCCTTTGGAGTTGGTGCATCTGCATCTGAGAAGCCGTGAGCACGACGCCATGTGTTTGCAGAGACTGCCATACGGTCAAATCCTGCGTCAGCATCTGTTGCACGGTCATTACGAGTTGCGATTGCTGATGGGTCATACCAAACAACAATTTTGTTTACTTGTGCTTCTTCATATCCGTTTGCAATAAGGTATGGACGAAGGTAAACAACTGTTAGAGCATCTGCAATGAGCAACATAAGTGGCTCGATGTGTGCCTTGTAAAGTGATTCATCGATCTGCATTGCATTTGAATACTTAACATTTGCAAGACCTGTTACAACATCCTTTGGAACATCTAGTCCCTGCAAGATACGCTCTAGAACACGGTCTGAACGCTCTGCAAGTTGTGGATCAAATGAACGCTCGAACTTAAACTGCTTAATCTTGTCGCCAAGTTCTGCAGGACCACGGATGATAAGAGGAACAACTGCTGATGCGGACTCTTCGTCACGAATCGGAGTTGTCATCGCATCCATTAATTGTTCTTCGAATTCGTCCTCTGCTTCTTCAGCAGTAAAGTTTGGGCCGATACCATCCTCAGAATCGTAGGGGAAGTCGCCGTCACCTTGCGACGCGACGGAAAGACCGTCTGGTAGATAGAGCGCACCAGCATTGAGACGAGAACGAGCAGTCGCACGGAATGTCCTATTCAGTAGAAGGAGTTCTGCACAAAGATCAAGCAAACCACGAAGTGATGAATCTGCTTCATCTGAAAAGCGAGGATGTGAACGCCAGATGCGTCCTACGAATGCATCTTTACCAAGTTTAGATGCGTTACCTGTTCCACCTTGTGTAGTGGTTGATTGTTCACGTCGTCCAATAACATTAAAACCGCCACGAGGGTCAGTTGTTACTTCATCAACAGAACGAATGTCCCAAGACTCTGGCAATCTCTGTGATGGCTTAGCTGGCATCTGAACTAAATAACATTCTCCAGCTACTGCAAGGTTAAGTGCAGCATCTCTGAGAAGTCCAGCTTGTCCACCGTATGCAGAATTTAATCTTGCAAGTGCACGCTCTGCTGCTGCACCAAGACGATCATCTACTAGCTCTGATTGACGAACAGAAATTGGAGTCTCTGATGGGTCATCAATTACTGCTGCATAAATTCTAATTCGTGAAACAACTGATGCAACTAAGTTAAATGCATATTTAATTTCACCGATTGCGTCGTAGTATTCCCAAGCTTCTGCTTGCCATGCGCTAGATCCTGCAGAGCGACGAATTCTAAATTGCTCAAACTCACCCTTGTCATTAACTTTAATTTGAGCTGCTGCAGCTGTAAGAGTTCTAGGAGTGGAGTAACTTGCAGATTGCGCTGTATTAGTAAATACAGATGAGATTGTTGAAGGCTTTGGAGCCTGAATTATTTGTGTAGAACGAGAAAATGTTGACTTAGTTCTTTTGCGCTTTGGCTGGGATGGTGGAGTAGGTTGATCAGGTGTGTCGTTAGTAAATAAACCCACGGGAACTCCTTGTCATCCTAGTTGCGGAATATGAAGTCTTACTTATCTTCATATGCAGTCAACAGTCCTGCTATAGCAGATACCGCATAAACGGTAGCAACTATGTAGGTTACTGATGGAATAATGATAGCCGAGATTACGAACCCTGATCCTATCCAAAAGCTAAAACACCACTCGCAGGTGGATAGGTAGCCAAGATAAGAAGACTCTGGTGGAAACTTTTTCCAAAAAGCATTACGCAATGGGGCTGTAACCATGTCTCGGGTTATTAACCGAGTTACACGATATGTAGCTAGCCCTAGAAGGATGAACTGTAAGACAGTTATATCTTTCACTCTGTTGGATCCTCACTTGAGTAGACTGAACTATTCTGTCCGTATGGGTTCCAGCTTCTTAAACGAGATCCACAGCCGCAGCTGGCATCCTTAATGAACGCTATTACCTTTTCGGACTCTGTTAGAACTGCTTGAAGCTTCCCATCAACGTGCCTATGTAGATATTTTTCTCTAAACACAAGTGTAGGGCCTTGCGGGGTATCTTGAGCTATCAAAATGCTATCGCCAAGAAGTACTACTCGGACTCTATCAACCTTACGGGTGCCTTGAGGCGATGGTCCAGGTATTGAGAGTTCATCTAACCCAACGGAGTTAGGCGGAGCTATCCAGACTAGGGCTGGGAAGACATCCGAAACTGCTCTCAAGTATTTAATCCAAACTCTGTGTATTCTTCTGGGATATAGAAATCATTCCAGCCCAACGCATAACCTGCTAGTTGTAGGTCAAGCATTACTGGAGCCTCTCTAGAACTATCTTCAATGCTTAAATCAAAGTCTTCTGAGCTTTTTACATGCTTTGCGCTCTTCCAAGCATAATGATCTTTAAGGGAAACCAGCGGGAAAGCCATAGGGTAGCTTGAGTTAGGGGCAGACATAGTTTCAAGGGATCGTGACTGAGGTCTTTTGGATTTTTTAGGGTTCTTCCAAACAACTACAACCAGTTCGGTGTCCTTGTATGTGCCGCTCTTTGTCTTATAGAGGCGGCTCATTGGCTAAGACGCCTTGCCATGGCACGGTAGGTGACTCCAGCGGCCTCTGCGATGGCTGCGGTAGGCACGCCACGATTCTTTAGCTGCCTAGCAATCTGAGTCAACTCATTGTTTGCCTGAGCTAGTGGGCTAGTAGGAGAAGTCTTTGCTCTATAACGTTTTGATAACGCGGATAACTCACGAAGTCGAGTCTTTAGCTCTGGAGGAACGCCCGGAGAAACGGATCTAAGCCGAGGGGCATGCTTGGTAGGCACAGAGGTTGTAAGAGACTTAGGTGGGGGTAGAGGAAGTGCT